TCAAAGAGAATTAACAGAGACTTTCGGAGATCCGAAATTCTACCAAGACGCATCAGGAAATCCATTACACGGTTATGAACTGAACGAATGGGGACTACAAGCGGCCTACAGTTTCTTAGGAGTTGCCAACAGAGCATTCGTACTAAGAGCGAACGTCGACACTAGCGATTTGGTCGGTAGTGCAACGCCTCCTACAGCAAACCCAACAGACGCATCATACTGGTTTGACCTTGCATCAAGCAATTATGGTTTATTTGAATGGTCTCAAACTAATCAAACATTTACAGCAATTACTCCAATCTTGATCACACTTGTTGCTGATCTAGTTGGCGGTGTTTCTACTGGTGCACCACTAACTTCTATTGGACAAACTGGATCATACGCAATCAACACAACACACGTTTCAAACAAGATATTCAAGAAGACGGCAAGTAACACTTGGGTACAGGTTGGAGCAAGTACATGGCACACGTCATTACCTATATTTTCGGTTGCATCAGGAACAACTGTAACCAATGGTCATACGTTGGTTATCAACGGTACTACTATCACGGTATCAGGAACATCATTGACTAACGTTGCCACAGCAATTGGCACAAACGCCACTAACGTTACAGCGGCAGTGAACTCTGTAACAGGTAACCTAGAAATATTCCACAATGGTCTAGCACTAGGTGACTCAACAGCAGGTACAAACTCAATTAGAATTGAAGAAGGTACAGGATTACTTGCTTCATTAGGAATAACAGCAGGCACTTACAACGGTCCTCGGTTCCTACAAGCGGCACACACTTCAAGACCTACTTGGAAAACAGCAGACGAGAACAGACCTAACGGTTCTGTTTGGTTCAAGACAACTGCGGCCAACTCGGGTGCAAACATTGTTGCTAAACTTTACAGTTCAGCTAGTGCAAGTTTCTCAACAGTTGCGGCTCCATTGCATGATGACCACAGCACAGCAATTTTCAAATTAGATGCGGCGAACGGTGGAACAGGTTTATCTGTAGGTGACTTATATACACAATTCAACATCACTGAAGAGAGCATAACGGCGGCTGACGCGGCTGACACTACTCCAAATCTTGGTGACTTCCAACTATTCAGATACGAAGGCGGTGCAACGACAGTGACAAGTTTATTGACTAGTCCAAGTTTCACAAGTTCAGACACTTTCACAATCAAAGAGACAAGAAAAAATCAAGATGGTTTCAGTACAGCAGTTACAGTTACACTGGGTGGAACAGGTGCTGATGATTTTGTTGCGGCAGTTAATGCAAAAGTTAACGCCAACGCTTTATCTACATCAACTACTGAATTAATTAATGTTAGAGCAAGTAAATTAACAACTGGCGAGATCGTGCTTACACACGTACTGGGCGGTGACATCAGATTGGTGGACGGAGACGTGGGTACACCATTAGCAGATGCAGGTTTTGATTATGCCTCAACAGCACACGTTTACGGAACGTACACTGCAAACAGTTCAACACTGATTGACAACTTGTACACAGTTCCAACTGGAGAGTCCATGGACTCAACAGCAAACAGAGGATTATTAATTTCAAACTGGAAAAGATTAAGCTACACAGCTTCAGTTTCTGCTCCAAGTAACGAACCAGCAGACGGTACACTATGGTATGACACTAGCTTAGAAGCAGACATCATGGCACACAACGGTACGACTTGGGTTGGATATGCAACAGCATACTCAACTACTGATCCGAATGGTCCACAGTTTAGTGCAACAGCACCAACTACACAGTCAGATGGTACAGCACTTGTAACGAATGACTTATGGATTGACACTAGTGACTTAGAAAACTATCCAAAACTTTACAAATACAACACAGCGGCAACGTTGAGTTCAACTAACACAGCCAACCAAGTGGCAGTTACAACTACTGGTGCGGCATGGGTACTGGTTGACAAAACTGACCAGACAACAGAAGACGGTGTAGTATTTGCAGATGCAAGATGGCACACAGATACGGACTCGGCGGCAGGAACATCAACAGCGGCAGGAACTAAATCAACAATCAAAAATTTATTGAGCGATGGATTCCTAGACCCGGATGCTCCAGATCCAGATTTATACCCACAAGGTATCATGTTGTACAACACTAGACGTTCTGGTTACAATGTCAAGGAATACAAAAACAGTTACATCACAACTACCAAGTATCCAGGTTCTGGATCAAGTGGTTTGGGTAACATCAGATTCAACAGTAACGAATCTGTTTCAACGTACTACCCAGACAGATGGGTTACTAAATCAAGCAACAACGCAGACGGTTCTGGATCTTTCGGAAGGAAATCACAGAGGAAAGTAATTGTTGAGCAACTGAAATCAGAGATTGACACCAACCAAGCAATCAGAGAAGACCAAAGGGGTTACAATATAATTGCCACACCTGGTTATCCTGAATTGATCTCAAACATGATCAACCTAAACACAGACAGAAACCAAACAGCGTTTGTAGTTGGAGACACTCCATTGAGATTGGAGGGTACATCAACAGCGATCCAAGATTGGGCCAACAACTCAGCGTCAGCACTTGACAACGGTGAAGACGGTCTAGTAAGTGCAAGTGATTACTTGGGTGTGTTTTATCCATCAGGACTGACAACAGATAACACAGGTAAATCAATTGTTGTTCCGGCATCACACATGATGTTGAGAACACTGGCAAACAACGACAGTGTTGCTTTCCCATGGTTCGCTCCATCGGGAACAAGAAGAGGTGTTGTTGACAATGCCACAGCAGTTGGTTACATCGACACGGCGTCTGGAGAGTTTGAAACAATATCTGTGACGGAGTCAGTGAGAGATTCAATGCATGAAGTTAAGATTAACCCAATTACTTTCTTTGCAGGAGCAGGGATCGTTAACTTTGGTAACTTGACTAAAACATCGGCAAGTTCAGCTTTGGACAGGATCAACGTTTCAAGATTGGCAGTCTACTTGAGAACACAGTTAGACGCAGTTGGGAAACCATTTATCTTTGAACCAAATGATGAACTGACAAGGAACGAGATCAAGGGTGCGATCGAATCATTCTTGTTGGAACTTGTTGGACAGAGGGCATTGTTTGACTTCTTGGTAGTTTGTGATGACACAAACAACACACCAACTAGAATAGACAGAAATGAACTGTACGTAGACATAGCAATTGAGCCGGTTAAATCAGTTGAATTTATTTACATACCGTTGAGAATCAAAAACACAGGAGAAATTGCAAAATTAGGGAACTAATTTTCGATAAATAGGAGAAACAAATGGCAATATCAACATTATCAAAATTTACAGTACCTTTAGCAAACGATCAAAGTTCAGCATCACAAGGTCTGTTGATGCCAAAACTTCAGTATCGTTTCAGACTTGTCCTGGAGAATTTTGGAGTATCAACACCAAGATCAGAACTAACGAAACAAGTAATAGACACAACAAGACCTAACTTGACTTTTGACACAGTGACACTAGATGTGTACAACTCAAAAGTTTATGTTGCAGGTAAACACACTTGGGAACCAATCACAATCACATTGAGAGATGATGTCAACAACTCAGTTACTAAACTGGTTGGTGAACAGATCCAGAAACAGTTTGATTTCTTTGAACAGTCAAGTGCGGCATCAGGTATCGATTACAAATTCACAGGCAGAATCGAAATGCTAGATGGTGGTAACGGAGCAAGTGCTCCAAACGTTCTAGAGACATGGGAACTTTATGGTGCTTATGTTGAGAACGTTAACTACAACACACTGGCATACGCAACTTCAGATCCAGCAACAATCACAATGTCAGTGAGATATGACAACGCGATACAGACACCAACAGGTACAGGAATTGGAACAGCAGTATCTAGAACGATCGGTACACTTTCAACAGGTGGTGGACAGTAATAAACAAAATTAGACTTAGCATTTAATACATTGAAAGCGTCTTTATAGGCGCTTTTTTTGTGACTATAAATAACAGTATGCCAAGCATAAACAATTTCTTAAAAGGTTTGCAAGACGGTCTTCCGGGGATGAAGGACTTCCGACATGCCTCTAGACTATACATCGATGATCATCACAAGCTGGCACCAAAACACAAATTCCTCTACCATGTTGTTTTCGACCTAGACGACACTATTAGTCAGAACAAGTTCACAGAAGCAGAGAGACGTGAACTGAACATGTTGGTCAAAGCAGTCGATCTTCCAAAGTACGACATGAACTACGAAGAGAAAGTACAGTACAACAAGAAAATGTACACCAACACAAGAATAGTTTACGAACCAATAAACATAGTATTCCACGATGACCATGCTGACACAGTCAATGCATTCTGGAAAAAATATTACGAGTACGAAGTTGCTGATGCTGTGCAACTGACCGAGACCGTGCAAAATGTCAGCAAGGACGATTATTACGATGCCGGCAGGACATACACCAAGTGGGGTCTAGACACTCCCAAGCAACGTAAGAAACCTTTCATAAGGAACATAACAATTTTTGTCCTGCACAATCAGAGATTCACATCGTTCAGTTTGGTTAATCCTGTTATAGGTTCTTTCAGTCATGATAATCTAGATCAGGCAGATGGTGCAGGTGTGTTACAGAACCAAATGCAAATTTTATACGAGACAGTTCGTTACAATTCAGGAGTGATAAGACCACAAGGATTCAACAGGGGAGAGGGTGTACCTGGATTCGCAACCATACACTACGACAACGAACCTTCACCACTGACCGTACTGGGTGGTGGAACAAACAGCATATTCGGACCAGGTGGTGTAGTCGACGGCATAGGATCAGTGATCAGGAATGTGCAGTCAGGAAACATTCTGGGTGCGATACTGGGTGCTTCAAACACTTACAACAACGCTAAAAAAATTAAGAAGGGAGCAGTCAAGGAAGAGCTGAAAGGCATAGCCAAGGAAGGTGTGTTGGAAGTTGGCAAACAGGCCGGTTCAATCACAAATCCTGTAGCGGCTTTCACAGTTGGAGCAGTACTTGCCGCTGGAACGATAGCATCTGCCAAGGGGACAGCAGACAACAACACAACACAAAACAACACATCAATCTCTAATCCCACACAGGACACAGTTAATTTCCTAGGTGCCAATGAGGCATACAACACTGTGATCACCGACCCTAGTGTGCGTGACGAGATAGCCGCTGGAATATACTACAAGGATATTGGCAGTAGAAAAGGACTCACGGTAGCAGAATCTGATGTAGAGTATGCGGCCAGCTCGGACAATGTAAAAACAGTTTACACAAGTAAAGTTTCAACTGACATCAGGAAACTGGTCACAGAAGGATATATAAAAATTGATAGAACGACACAAGATGTCCAAATTTCAACAGAGAAGGCAAATTTATAATGGCTGAATTTTATACCAACTTACCACCTAAAGACAAGAACACACTGGACGATACTATTGAAAAGTTAACGACTGCACAGTATCAAACAGAGCACGAATTCAACGTAGGCGATTACGATGCCGCTGTGGGATTTTTTGTAAAACGTGGATTCAAAAGAACCTCAGCAGAATCAACAGCATATGTAATAATGGCTCAAGCAAAAATAGATAATATAAGTCCACAAGAAATATTGGACAAGTTAGGACATGCCTCAGAAATACAGTTGTCTGAACTGATAACAATAATTCTTAACGCTAACAGATACAAGTCAAGTAGATTAGGTGTCAGGCAAACATTAACTACAAAAGAGACTGTGTCTAGAAACATCCTAGACTAATGTTACCAAGATTCGCCAGAGGGAAATTCTTTCCCAAGAATACAGAGAAGTACGTTGGGCTCAAAACTCCCACATATAGATCAAGTTGGGAACACGCTTTCATGAGATTGTGTGACGAACATCCTAACGTGTACAAATGGGCCAGCGAGAGCATTAAAATTCCTTACAGGCATCCTTTCACTGGCAAGTACACTGTGTACGTTCCAGATTTCTTTGTTGTCTACAACGACAAGAACAGCAAGAAACATGCCGAGATGATTGAAGTCAAACCTGCATCGCAGACAACAATGGAGGCCGCTGGTAAAAGCATGGCCAAGAAGAAACAAGTTGTAATCAACATGGCCAAATGGGAGGCCGCTAACGCCTACGCCAAACAGAACAAGCTGAGATTCAGAGTAGTTTCAGAAGAACAATTATTCCACAACGGCAAACGTAAGTAAATAGGACAATGACAAAGAAATTAGAAGATATTCTCAATTTACCAAATGTCAAAGAAGCATTCAAAGAGGTAGATAAAAAAGAGAAAGATAAAAAATTAAAAGAGACTGCTAATGGCGGTAAAGCACATAAAAATCTAGATCCAAAGACACAGGCAAACCTACAGAAAAGCTATGCGGAGTTTGACAAGATTGCGGCATCACTGCCACAGGTAAAAGGC